GCGATATTACAAATACCGATGATTTCTATCACTTTACTGTAGATACAAGTACTGCTACAAGTGGAGGAGTATCAGGAGGAGGCAATAATTGTTCGGCTGGTCCGGCAACTTTAGAAGCATAATGGCAGGATTTACATACTCAACACTCACAACGGCAATTGGAAATTATACAGAAGTAGGAACTTCAGTACTTTCAAGTACAATTACCGATCAATTTATCGATAACTCTGAACTTAGGATACAGAGAGAGGTCCCAATTGATGCTGATCGAAAGGAAATGATTGGTAATTTAACAGCTTCGAAAGATAATGTTCATGCTCCGGCTGGAACTTTATTTGTCAGAGATCTTCAAGTTTATACGTCAACGACGGCTGCGACAGGAGCGAATAGTTTTTTAATTAAGAAAGATATTAGCTATCTTAGAGAATACGATGCCGCTGAAACGACTACAGGTACCCCAAAATATTATGCGATGTCGGGAGGAGCGACAGGATCTGGAGCAACGACTTCAGGACGAATAACCATTGTTCCTACACCTTCATCAGCTTTTATGTACAAAATTCATTACAACGCTAGACCGCTGGGATTAAGTTCGGCAAATACGACAACTTATTTAAGTCTTAACTTTGGCAATGGATTACTATATGCATGTCTCGTAGAAGCCTTTAGCTATTTAAAAGGTCCACAAGATATGCTACAACTTTATGAACAAAAGTATCAAACCGAAGTACAAAAGTTTGGAGGAGAACAATTAGGTCGAAGAAGACGCGACGATTATACAGATGGAGAACCTCGTATACCCGTTCCGGCTCAAACACCGTAAGGAGAAAATATGGCAACACTAACAACTAAAGTAATAGAAGAAATAACACTCAACAATAACAGTTATAATAGTGAGCGATCACTAGATATTTCTAGTGTTGATGAAATTGTTAAAAGAATCGTTACGATTTCAACAACAGAAACTGGCTTACTAGGTTTTGCAACAGCTTCTTCAACAGACTTATCAAAAAGTTATCTAGCAGGTCAGTTTGACGAAGATGATGTTAGATACATTAGAATTACAAATTTAGATTCAACAAATCACATTACATTAACATTTAGGGATGAAGACAGTACAGAGTTTTGTATGAAGGTAGACGCTGGCCACTCGTTTATTTATCCAGGGGACAATAGTGGTGGAGTTAAAGATACGATGCATGCAGCTGGTTCTGCAATTACAGTATCATTAAACGATTTAGTCGATATCACAGCAACCGCAAATACTGATTCTTGTGATGTAGAAGTATTTGTAGGAAGCGCATAGGATAAAATATGGCATCAAGTTATACAGGATTAGGTTCAGAGTTGATGACAACCGGCGAAAATGCCGGAACATGGGGTACAACGACCAATACCAATTTACAAATATTAGAACAAATAGCTGGTGGTTATACTACACAGGCTGTAACAACCACTACTACATTGTCTGTTTCTGATGGATCTACAGGTGCAACTCTTTCACATAGAGTTATAAAATTTACAGGCACACTTAGTGCAAATGCTACAGTAACAATTCCGTTAGATGTTCAACAGATGTATATTCTGTTAAATGGCACCGCAGGTGCCTATACACTTACATTTAAATATGTTTCTGGATCAGGAAGTACTGTTGCTTGGGCAGCTACTGATAAAGGAACAAAACTTGTTTATGCTACTGCTGATGATGGCACGAATCCCAATATGGTTGATTCAGGTATTGGATCGACGGCAGGACATGATTTAGATGGTAATGAATTTATTCTTGATGCTGATGCCGATACAAGCATTACAGCAGATACAGACGATCAAATCGATATTAAAATTGCTGGTGCTGATGATTTTCAATTTACAGCAAATACTTTTACTGCACAATCAGGTAGCACGATTGCTGCACAAGCCTTAACGGCGACGACGATTACAGCGAGTGGTATTGTTAAAACAGATAGCACTACTGCCGCAACTTCGACAACGGATGGTTCACTGCAAACCGATGGTGGTCTTTCAGTAGCTGCAGATGCTGTCATTGGGGATGATCTTAAATTATTAAGTGATTCTGCTATCTTAAGTTTTGGTGCAGACTCCGATACAACGTTAACACATACGGATGGAACAGGTTTAACTTTAAATAGCACAAATAAACTTTGTTTTTATGATACAGCTTTATCGATTAGTTCAAGTACCGACGGTCAATTAGACATCGATGCGGATACCGAAGTAGAAATTGCTACAACAACTCTGGATCTTAATGGTGCTCTTGACGTAAGTGGAGCTTCTCAATTTAGTTCTACGATTACCGTTGGTGTTAATGACACAGGTTATGATGTAAAATTCTTCGGTGCAACTTCTGGAGCTTATATGCTTTGGGACGAATCTACGGATGATTTAGTATTAGCTGGAGCAGCAAAATTATATTTATACGATGCAGCAGGTGGTGAATATCTTTCATCTTCAGGATCAGCATTAACAATTGCTTCAGGTTCTGCAGCATGGGAATTACCAGCAGCAGATGGATCAGCAAATCAAGTATTAAAAACAGATGGTTCAGGAAATTTAGATTGGACTTCGATTACATCAGCAACTATTACGGCTCTAAATAATGCAACAGCGAATGAATTAGTAACCGTTGGTGCTACAACAACAGAATTAGATGCAGAAGCAAATCTAACGTTTGACGGGACCGATGTATTATTAGGTGGTGCCGGTAAACTTCAATTAAGAGATACTGGACTTTATGTAGCTTCTAATGCAGATGGAGATTTAGACATTGTATCCGATGGTACAGCAGTTGATTCAATTAATTTAGAATCTGCTGGGGGTATAACATTAGATGCTGGTACGGCTTCAAGTGGAATTGTTTATGAAGATGATGGCACAGAAATGCTTCGTGTTCATAATTCTTCAAGCGATGTTATTGTAGAATCAAAAGTTTCTAACAAAGATATAATTTTCAAAGTTAATGATGGTGGAGTTTCAACAGAAGTTGCAAGATTTGATGGTGATGTTTCAGCGTTCCTAATAGCGTCAGGTAAAAAATTAATGATCGGTGCTGCTGAAGAGTATCTATCAGGTGATGGCACCGATATTTCATTTACAGTTGGATCAGGCGGAGATATAAATATCGGGCAAGATATTGGTCTAACTTTTGGTAATGATGGAGAAAAAATTGAAGGTGATGGTACAGATTTAACAATATCAGCAAATAACTTAACTGTTGACGCTGCTGCTGATATTAATTTAGACGCTGATGGTGCTGATGTTAATATCAAAGATGGTGGCACAACAATATTATCATTTACAAATAGTTCTAGTGACGCTGTAATAACTTCAGGTGTTCAAGACAAAGATATTATATTCAAAGGTGACGATGGTGGATCTGCTGTTACAGCTTTAACTTTAGATATGTCAGCGGGTGGTATAGCTACTTTTAGTGCTGCCGCTAATGTAACTCAACAAGCCATAACTTCATCATCCGCGGCGGTAGCTTGGGATGCTTCTGATAAGCCAAACGCTTATCATCAAACAACAGAAAATACGACTATTTCCGAACCAAGTAATCCAGTCGAAGGTGCTTTTATTTGTTTAGAAATTAATTATAATGGAAGTCATACGATTGGCTGGAATGCAATTTTTAATTTTGCCGCTGATGCTGCTCCGACTACAACAGATACAGATGGGAAAACTGACATTCTTGTATTCAGATACAATGGAGCAATTTGGCAAGAAGTAGGGAGAACTTTAAATATACCTGAAAGTTAATAGGAGATAATATGTGGGCATTAGTAGAAGATAACGCAATAGTAAAGATAATCAATAATCCAAAAGCTATGGTTATTGGCGATGTTCGTCATTCAAAAAATATCTTTTCTTTTAGATGGACTAATGCAGAAAGAGAAGCGATTGGACTTTACGAAGTAGAATTTGATAATACCAATAAAAAAGATGAACAGTGGTATATTAATACCAATCAATCATTTGCTTTTGCTGGTGGAAAAGTAACCGCTTCTTATGGAAGTGCAACACCAAAACTTTTAGAAGATAGAAATGAAGTTGATGATGATGGAGAACCTTTATTAGATGACAAAGGAAATCAAATTGTTACTAAAGGTTTAAAATCTCAAAAGAAAGATATTATAAAAAATCAAGCATCAGGATTATTAACTCCGACAGACTGGTATGTGATTAAAGCAACTGATGTAGCAGAATATTCAGTACCCAGTGCAGTATCAACTTTTAGAACAAATGTAAGAACAAGATCAAATGAAATGGAAACTGCCATTGACAATGCGGCTGACGTAGATGCGTTAAAAGCATTATACGAATACGTCAATACAGGCACAGAAGAAAATCCAGTGATGGAAAGACCATTAGGCGAGTGGCCTGAATTGGAGGTTTAATGCCTTTAATTTTACCAGGAAACGTAGCATCAGCAACAACAGCAGCATACGAAGTAGCCAATTCCTGTCGGTTTAATGATGGGGATAGTGCTTATATGTCAAGAACATTAGGCACACCAACTAATAATGATAGATGGACTTTCAGTTGCTGGATTAAAAGAGGAAATGTTGATACGCAACAGGTATTATTTGCAGGTAGTGCAGATGCTAATAATGGTACTGTAATACAATTTAAAAATACAGAACAATTACAATGGCAAGAGTACCAAAGTTCTTTTCTTGGAAAATATACAACTAATAGACTGTTTCGAGATCCGAGTGCGTGGTATCATTTGGTTTTTACCTACGATAGCGGAAATGCAACTGCTGGGGATAGAATGAGGATATACGTTAATGGCACAGAAGAAACCAGCTTTGCAGATGAAGTTAACGTAGATCAAAACCAAGATAGTTTAATGAATACGGCAGTTGCTCACGGAATTGGTTATGACACAGGTACAGGTATAGCAGGTTCTTATTATTTTGATGGTTATATGGCGGAAGCCGTTTTTTGCGATGGACAGGCTTATGCCGCTTCTGATTTTGGTGAATTCGATTCTGACAGTCCCAGTATCTGGAAACCCAAAGATCCATCAGGATTAACATTTGGGAACAACGGATTTTATTTAGACTTTGAAGCTAGTGATAATTTAGGCAACGATGCCAATGGTGGAACAGACTGGGCAGAAAGTAATCTAGCCGCAGTAGATCAAGCAACCGATACACCAACGAATAATTTTTGTGTCATAAATCCTTTGGCTGGGGATAATGATGAAAATACTTTATCAGAAGGAAATTGTAAAATTGTAAGTACAGCTACAGGCAGTTCTATGGGAGGAACTTTTGGACTATCGGCTGGAAAATGGTATTGGGAAGCAAAATTAACTGCATCTAATACACAACAAATTGGAATTATGGATGTAGATAAATTATTTACTAGACTAGATAGAACTCCTGGTGCCGCTGGAAGTAATGGTTTTATTTATTTAACAACAGGAAATGTATATAATAATGACAGTCAACTTTTAACTGGTTTAACTTCATCAACCACAAACGATATAATTAGTGTAGCTTTGGATATAACAAATTTAAAAATATATTGGTATAAAAATGATAGTTTACTTAATAGTGGCGGAACTGATATTACCACAGGTTTAACGTGGTTTCCTATTACAGGAGCTGGAGGAGGTTCTGATCGAATAAATCAAGAATGTAACTTTGGTGGCTGTTCAGCATTTACAGTTTCATCAGGAAATGCAGATGCTGATGGTTATGGAAATTTTGAATACGCAGTACCAAGTGGATATTACGCAATATGTACCAAAAACTTAGGAGCATATGGAGGTTAAATGGCAGTTTTTACAACAATAGACGATCCATCAGCATATTTTAAAGTTCAGCTCTATACTGGAAATGGAAGTGCTAATCACGCAATTACTTTTGATGACACCGATACGGATATGCAACCAGATTTTGTCTGGATAAAAAATCGAGATCAATCGGATTCGCATTGTCTTTTTGATTCTGTGCGTGGGGCTACTAAAGTT